CAGCCGCATGGTTAGCCGCATGGTCAGCCGAGCGGTCAGCCGCAGAGTCAGCCACACGGTCAGCCGCATGGTTAGCCGCATGGTCAGCCGAGCGACGATGGCAGATCAAACGATTGATGAGATATTTGAATGAGAAGAAGAATAGAAAAGTTCAAGGAGTATTATGACAATCACAAATAGCGACATTGACCGACAAGTAGCGGAAAAGGTGTATAATATAGATGTCGAGGTCGTTGGTGGCAGTTTTATTATTTCTCACATTTCTGCTCATCTGTAATGCCACGATGCCCTCGACAAGTATCAAAGCCGCAGGTGGGCAGAAATGTTTAAGGAATATCGAATGACAAGAAACGAAAGTCAGGAAAAATACTATCAGGCGCATCGAGATGAAATAAGAGAAAAAAATCGATTGTGGAGAATAAATCACATTGAAAGCGCAAGAGAATCATGTCGGGTTTATCGACAGAAAAATTTGGAGCGGGAAAAGGCAAGGGCAATAGAATATCGTCTAAAGCACAGAGAGGAAAGGCTTGCATATGCCAAACAATATCGTCTAACCCATAAAGAACAGATATATTCCTATAATAAAGAATATAGAAAAACATATAGCGACACAAAGAAAGAGAAAATAAGACAACAAATTAAAGCATACAATCGCGCTAATTCCGAAAGGCAAAAATCACTTAAGTTATCGAAAATGTATGGGATAACCATTGATGACTATTTGCGAATACTGGCAAAGCAAAACGGCGTATGTGCTGTGTGCGGGAAGACGGGCGGGCAAAAATGTTTATCTGTTGACCACAACCATAATACCGGAAAAGTAAGGGGGTTATTATGTCAGCGATGCAACTTGGTTTTAGGGCGAATGGAAGACAATCCAGCCCTTATTGTAAAGCTTGCAAAATATGTTAAAGTGGCTAACAAAGCAGCACTAAAGGCGGTGGAATGAAACCAAGATTAATTATTCTTTATGATGATGTGATTCCGAAAAGGGCGGTTATTATAAGTGCTGCGATTTATCCTGGAAATATTCCAGTAAAGATTAAGCGTGTAAAACGGGAACAAATACCGGATAATGCTAACTGGTACGAGTATCGCGGGACATGGAAGATAAGGGGGGCGGTGGAATGACTAAGATAAAAACGGCTTTTATAATTGCGGCTTTTTTATATTGTGTGGTATCCGCAACTTATATAAGGTTTAACAATCCGAGTTTGACGGAAACAGAACTACTAATTAATTTTTGGCAATTCTGGCTGTTGTGGATTACTGTGGCTATATTGGCTGGCATATCTGCGAGGGTGGAATGACTAAAAGCCCTGACTTGTATCTGTCCCCCACAACCTACCACTGGAAGTTTCATCCATTCCCTGAAATAAAACCGCCGATGGAAAAGCCGCTGGTGGTGCTGTGTGCCGAGTTTGGACATAGTCTTATACCTGTTTTGGTATTCGCCTTCCAATCATCGTTGGCAAAGGGGAATGATGATATTCAATTTATGATGCACGGCCTTTACAGCAATGACGGGAATAATTGCCCGCACTATCTTGCTGATCAAGTGCATTACTGGATGGAATTGCCGGAAATGCCAAAGGAGTATTAAATGTTTAGATTATTATTATTTATGTGTGCGTTGGCTGTTCAAACTTTTCAGCCCATTGACCTACCCGTCCCAAAAATTGAGAGCAGAACCTATCAAATTGCAAAGCAATACAATCGCCAACCTCCGCCCTGGCATACAATGGTTTGTACGACCTATGTAAGCCAAGACCCAAGTAAACCAGCAATATTGACTTTATGTGATGTGGAATGAGCGAGACCCCCACCGAATACCTGGACAGCATAAGCGTCAAGTGTCCCCGTTGCGGGGTACGATTAGGGCAATATTTTCCAATGCCTCACAATGAGACCTGGTTACGGATAGGCGATCTCGTCTTGTCCGAGTTGCATGGCTTCCACAAGTGCGACAATAAGACGCTGACGGAGTTCCATTTTTGCTTCAGCTCCAAGACACTGGAGAGGTTAATAAGCAATATCAAAAAGTAGATGATGATAGGATTGAAAAATGAAAAAAACACAAAAGATGATAAAACAGGTTGAAAGCGAAAATGTGCTTGAAATTATTTGCGATAAATGCGGAAAGCCGATAAAAAGCGAAATGGGCAGTGCCTATAAATCCGATTGGTTTATGATGACAACAGGAGACTATTTTGGGAGTGATTGCTGGCAGGGAATGCATCGGGTTATGGATTTATGCGAGGATTGCTCAAATGAACTGATAGAATTACTGAAAAAGAATGGTTACAATATCAGAGACGAAGAGTTTGATTACAGCCAGTGAGGAATAAATGAGTAGAAAAGACATAACGGATGAACAGATTATTATGGCCTGTATAGATTTTGATGATGGCGAAATTGAGTGTGATATAGTTTATAAATAATTGGAGGAATAAATGACAACAGTTAAATTAGAAAAAATTAAAGTCGCATGTCAGAAACTAATACAAGACGATCTGCTGGACAATGAAATAACCGCGCATGATTTGACCGTGCATATATCACAAGAGTTTGCCGCCCAAATAATTAAATTCGTGTGTACTGGGAACATTCTTGGTGAAACGCTCAAGGAATATAGAAAAACATATTATCAATTGCCGCACTGGATTGAAAAACTGATTGATAGATTTAGGCCGAAATGGAAACATGTGTATGTGGTTAATTTAAAGGCAATGTACCCGAAATTAAAATTGTCTTTGCCGAAAGAATATAACAGCATTGTCATGGAAAGGTATGACTTATGATAAGGGGGTTGAAGAATGAGTAGAAAAGATATAACCGATGAACAGGTTATTATGGCCTGTGATGAATTTCAGTCCAGAAGGTATGAGGGTTTATTTGTTACTGACATATTGATGCGCGATACAGGACAACCAGAAAAGGTTTGTATTGCCGCGATGGAGAGGGCTGAAAAACGGGGATTGATAGAATGTGGTGTATCACTAAGAACGGCGTGGGTGGTGAAACAATGAACTGCCCCCGCTGTACGGCTAAGATGGTAATTAGATTATTTGATTGTGTTTGTGATTATTGTGGATGGAGAGTATTTAATCCGCAAATTGATATTGATTCGATATATAAAAAAATTGACGATCCGGCGCAAAAGAAGCGAATAGCGAATGAATATAAAAATGCCCCAAAAATAACAATGATATTTGATGGAGTTGAATGGAGACCAGGGGATAATCAAGGAGGCAAATAATGGCGCACATGACAGGAATCGGCAAGTGGGCATCAGAACTCTCCCGCGCACTTGGTGAAGATCCGGGTGAAGTCAGGTCTATTAATTTACATTGCGAAGTTCATCAAGTGGTTACCTGCACCATTGAAAAGTATGTTCAACGAGAAAATAAAAGAGTTCTTGAAGTTATCAAAAAAGTTATATGGACAGAAGATATAAAGGAGGAAAAAACATAGTATAATAATCAAAACGAAATAGTTGTCGGTAGCTGGTTTTATCACCAGCGCATAATAATCAAGTTGGTTTACGCCCACCTTAACCGGTGGGCATTTTATTTTAAAGGAGTATTGTTGTGGATGAACTGTTAGAGCAAATTATTGTGATTGTAGCCAATTCTGGATTACCCGTGTTATTGGCGAACCTGGCTAAAAATTTCTTTCCCAAGATGGACGGCAAGACTGACAAGATCGTGAATGGGCTGGTGGTTGTTGGATTTGCGGCCGCCTGGTTTTACGGCTATTACAACCAGGATGCCCTGTATCAGTTATTGCCCGTGTTTGGGCAGAAGCTGGGGCAGGTAGTTGAAGTCATCCAGATGGTCTTGACGCTGGTTATTGCGCTCGGCTTGACTAAACCAATCTATGAGCTTGTCAAGAACCGCATACCATTATTGGGTAGATCATTCAGTCCTACCAAGAAATAAGACCATTTGAAGCCCTGGCGGCGGTTTATTATTTACGCATAAGAGGTACACCCCTATGCGTAGGTAGCCGGCCCTCCTCCGGCTATCACCCTTGCCGCCAGGGTATTAATTATTATGAGCGAATTATCAGATTATTGTGAAGCTGATTGCGATAGTCCATGCTGGGGTACATGGGACTGGATAATGGATAATACTGTACTGGACACTAAAGAGCCGGAGATATGCCTGAATTAGAGCCATTAGCAGACTTTCCGGCTTCCGTTGCACAAGTGAAGTCATTAAGGGATAAGGGCATTCAGGTTGTGCTTGAATTGCCAGAAACAGAGACGGAACAATTAGCAATTTTGCATGGTCTACAGAAGAACGACCACTATTTGCGGGTTGTTATTTATGATGCGGACGAATTTAATCAATTGGTTACAGGTAAGAACAGGAAATAAATGCCGCGTTTTCAACCAGGACAATCAGGCAACCCATCCGGGCGACCGGCATATACGGCAGAATTTGCGCGTCAGTTAGTCAAGCTGGTCAAGCGGCATGACTGGCGCGATATTGTTTTAAAGGCAATCGAACAAGCCAAGCGCGGAGATCCCAAGGCGCGCGAATGGCTGTCCGATCGTGTTATGGGCAAGGCCGGACAATTGATTGACATTACCTCTGCTGGCGAAAAGATTAGTTTTGATTTGACATTATTGAATGATGAACAACTTACTGCGCTTGAAGAGATCATTAAAGCAGCTTCCAACGCTGGATCAAATAGCGATTGAGAAACGCAAGCGCGGCATAAGCACTTTAACAACTGCATATCGCGATGATCCGATTGCCTTTGTGCACGACTGTTTTGTATGGCCGGATGGACAGAAACCAGCCATTTATCAGGATGAGATACTTTCATTCTTCCCTAAACATCGGCGCGTGTGTGTGCGTGGGCCGCATGGATTGGGCAAAACAGCATTAATCTCGTGGCAGACCTTATGGTTCGCGCTTACGAGAGACGGCGAAGACTGGAAGGCCCCAACAACGGCAAGTGCATGGAGGCAGCTATCCAAGTTCCTATGGCCGGAAATTCATAAATGGGCGCGGCGGTTGAATTGGGCAAAGCTGGAGAGATTGCCATTCAAGGACAAACAGGAATTACTTGATCTATCCTTAAAACTGTCCACTGGTGAAGCGTTTGCACTGGCTTCTGACAACAGTTCGATGATTGAGGGAGCGCATGCTCAGAACCTTTTATATGTGTTTGACGAAAGCAAAGAGATACCCCCGCAAACATGGGACAGTGCGGAAGGTGCGTTTGCCAATGGAGACACTTACTGGTTGGCATACTCAACACCTGGCGAGCCACTCGGGCGCTTCTACGAAATCCAGTCCTGCCGCCCTGGTTACCAGGACTGGAAGGTAAGACATGTTACTTTGGATGAGTGTATCAAAGCAGGGCGCATATCACCTCAATGGGTTGAGGACCGTAAAGCGCAATGGGGCGAAGAGTCGGCGGTCTATCAAAACAGGGTTATGGGCGAATTTGCGAGCAGCGATGAAGATGGAGTTATCCCGCTGGCGTGGGTAGAGCAAGCTAATCAACGCTGGCAGGAATGGAATGAGAGCGAAAAAAAGGAAGAGTTTGTCAGTTTGGGTTGCGATATTGCGCGTGGTGGTGAAGATAAAACAGTATTGGCGGCGCGTTATGGCAATGTGATTACTGAAATACGAAGATACTCAAAACAGGACACCATGCAGACAACCGGATATATTGCAGGAATTATGAACGCAAACAAAAAGGGAGTAGCAGTCATTGATGTGATTGGAATAGGCGCGGGCGTGTTTGATAGATTACGCGAAAATGGTATCCGCGCCAGTGCCTTTAACGCGGGTGAAGCTACCCGATGGCGCGACAGGTCAAATGAACTTGGCTTTATTAATTGTCGCGCGGCTGGCTGGTGGAATTTGCGCGAGCTATTGCAGAATGGCGAGATTGCATTACCACCGGATGACAAGCTGACCGGAGATTTGACAGCCCCAAAGTGGCGCGTCTCTTCCGGTGGGAAGATACAAATTGAAAGCAAGGATGACATAAAAAAAAGAATAGGGCGAAGTACAGATGATGGTGATGCAGTGGTTATGGCGTTCTATTCAGGTATGCTGCCGTCCGGTGCTGACTTGGTATCATTTTAGGACGACCGATGAAAAACTATGCCGTAAGTCTGGATGGAGTGAACGAGTTTGAAATACAAGCAGATAGATTTGAGCCGACAGAAAAGAATACCAATTTTTATATAGGTGATGAAATAGTGGCGGCAATTTTTATCAGTGATAATGGATATGTTATTGAGTTGGATGACGAATTAGCGGAGAGTGAAAATGGCGAATAGAACAGGGTACAAATTAACCAACCAGGACAAGCTGCCTAAACACCTGCTGGCAACGGCGGGAGCGGAGAAATTTAACATACCAGACGGCTCACTGGCAAAGAACCAGGCAGAGCTGTACCAGCGGCTATCGTGGGTGAATATTGCCGTTGGCGCGGTATCGAAGCTGTCTGCGGAAGTGCCGTTAAGTGTAAAGCAAATCAAGGGCGAGGATAGCACGGATGTTATTAATCATCCATTCGAGGTATTGCTGCGCAGGCCCAATCCGTTGCAATCCCGTTTCGAGTTCATCCAGTCAACTTGTGCCTATTATTGTCTGACTGGCAATGCGTTCTGGTGGATGAACAAAGCGGCCGAATCATCACCCCCTGCTGAATTGTGGATGATCTCTCCGCACAGATTAACCGTCGTGCCGGACAAGAAGTCGTTTATTCAGGGCTATCTTTATGATCCGGGTGATGGTTCTTCCATCCCCATTGACAAGACCGAGATCGTACACTTTAAGAGTTTCCACCCATCCAACCCATTTGTAGGGTTATCGCCCGTTGAAGCCATCGCCATCATAGCCGTTGGCGACATGAAGGCGCAAGAATTCAACACCAGTTTCTTTGCGGATAATAATGCCAAACTGCCCGGAGTGCTGGCATTTGCCGACCCAATCGAGAATAACGAGTGGGAGCTATTGAAAAAGGATGCGCGTGATAATTCAAAGAAACGCAATATGATGATGCTGCGCAATGTCGGCGCGGGTGGGGTGCAGTGGTTACAGGCCGGAGCTACCCAAAAGGACATGGAATACCTCAATGGACGTAAGTTTACCAAAGAGGAAATCTATGCCATATTTGCCCCCGGACTTGCCAGTATGACCGATGTCAATGCCACCGAGGCCAACGCCAAGACTGGCGAAGCTACCTTGATGAAGCTGGCGATCCACCCGATGTTATCCGCGCTGGCAGAGAAAATCACTAATGACCTACTACCGCTTTACGGCGAAAATCTAACCTGCGAGTTTGACGAGGTGCGCGAAAAGGATAGGCTGATAGCGCTACAGGAAGAGCAAGCATTCTCAGCCGTGCATACCATTGAGGAAATCCGGCTGGAGATGTACGGCGATGATCCATTGGGCGATGACCGCGACAAGTTACTGCCTGTTGAAATGAAGCCTGTACAAAATTTAGTACAAGAGCCCACAGAGGATACACAGCCGGAAGAGAATCCAGAACTCAATACCGAACTAAAGGCCTACCAGCGCAAGGCGTGTAATGCGCTGACCAAAGGCAAATCACTGGACTTTGATTTTGTAAGTGATACTATAAGTCAGTATCAACTGAATAAGATTAAGTCTGCATTGAAGGACTGCAAAACTAAAGACGAAGTAAAAGCCGTGTTTGCCAAAGAAGAGAATAACGAAGTCAAGCCTGCCGGGTTGGATGAACTGATTGGCGCACTTACTGAAGCAACGAAGGCATTAAGGGAAGCGTGAACGAACTCGCATTAGTCAACTTGCACAAGATCATCGGCACTATCACGGATAACGTGATGGACTATACTAAGCTGCCAGAAGCATTGAAGCGGCGGGACAAGCGCGAGCCGGGCCGACTGCGTAAAATGGCGTATGAGGAAAAGATAATCCGGGTGCTAAAGAAACGCTGGAAGAAGCAGAAGGAAAAGGCATTGTACCTGCTCAATCTGCAATATCCGGGGCGTAAGGATGTAAAGCCGGGCGTAGTTAACCCGGATGATTTATGGGATGATGAAACACTGAATGATTTGCGTATCATCCTGTTGTCCGCATTCAGGCACGGAGTAGAACTGTTTGAGGATGCCGTACTAATTGGTATGGACTATACAGCAGTCAATACGGGCGCAATCGCATGGGCAAAGAAATATACTTATGAACTCGTGAAGGATATTGACGCCACTACCGTAAAGGCATTACAAAACGCCATATCATCATTTGCCAGTACGCCAGGCATGACCATCCGGGATGTTATAGACCTGCTGCCATTTGATGACAAGCGGGGATCCAGGATCGCCACGACTGAAATCACAAGAGCGTATGCCAATGCAAACGTAGAAGCGGGCAAGGCATTGCAGGAAGAGTATCCGGGCGTGAGGGTTACAAAGACATGGTTTACTAATAATGATGCAAGAATTGAGGACGGGATAGAAAAAGGCGTGTGCAGTATTTGTGAGCCGCTTCATGGGATGGAAGTTGGTATTGACGAAGAGTTTGCGCCGGGCATTATGGAGCCCGGAGACCCTCATATCGGCTGCCGCTGCTGGATTGATGTAAGGACGCACATCAATGGCTGATCCCATTCACATTGAAGTCAAAGGAGCGGACATACTCGCGGCTAATCTTGATAAGTTTAGTAAAGAGATTGCCTCAGGCTTAAAAGGCGCTGGTGAAGAGGCGGGGCATGAAATCAT